CTTCTTCTGGTAGAACAAACACCGTACCTGGATAATAAGGTCGATGTAATCTACTTTGATACGCAAGAACGTATTTGTCGTGATCGCCTCCACATTGATCTTGTAGAGAAAGTAGGAGAAGATTAATGAGAAGTTTCTTAGTTCCTTGGTTAGATTGTCCTTGCACATCTCATAATATTGAGGTAAGCTCGGAGAAAGGAGATGAACTCTATCTTTACTTTGGTGATGAAGTGAAGTGTCTCGATTGTGGTCGAGAGGGTGTCATTGAAACAGACGATTGCTGCGCATACGCAGTGTGGGAGGATGAATGAGTACAGCGATTTATGTAAGAGGTAGCGGAGCAGGAGAAGAACTCCTATTCTCCTTTGGTGAAGGTGTTGAACTGGATATCATGTGTGATGACGTGTTAGCCGCTCTTGAAAGTCAAGGCGTTGAACTTGTCTCATCCTTTATGGTTACATCGTCAGAATATTTGGATGTTGATCTTCTGGAAATGATGGAATTCGTCCAACGCGAAGTGTACAACTGGTAAGGAGAAAGAATGCAGCAAACAAATCCTACCCTATACGGGAAAGACTCGAAAGGTAATATCAAAGAGTGGTCTGTCTACACTGACGGCGCAACTGTGACGGTAGCTCACGGTCGTCTTGGTGGTAAGATCACCACTAAGTCCTATGAAGCGGAAGCTAAGAACGTTGGACGTTCCAACGAAACAACTCCGGCTGAACAAGCCGAATCAGAAGCCTTAGCCAAATGGACTAAGCAACTCAAACGTGGCTACTACCAAACCATTGAAGAAGCGAAAGAGCATGAGCCTTTCACGCCGATGAAATGCCAGGACTATAAAGACTTCTCACACAAAGTGAAGTTCCCTGGGTACGCTCAGTATAAGCTGAATGGCTTACGTTCCATGATCAACGACGATGGTGAATGCCTGTCCAAAGCTGGTGAAGTTTATAAGCTCCCTAACCATTGGTCGCCTATTCCTCAGTTTATTCAAGAGGATTTCGGTTATCCCTTAGATGGTGAAGTGTTTGCTGGCCTTGGTGTTATGAGCCTACAGGTCATCAACGGTGCATGGAAGAAGTACAAACCAGGTATCACTGAGCAATTAAGTTATTACGTCTATGACATTCCAGTGCCGGACTTGCCTTTCAAGAAACGTGTGGAATTCCTGAAAGACTTGGCAGAGATGGTTGTGGATGCCGGTCTGGAAAACCTGATCCACGTTGTTCACTCTGAATACATTGAGAACCAGGAGCAGTTAGACGAGTTCTATGCGAAAGCCCTTGCAGATCAGGCAGAAGGTCTTGTATGGCGTAACGAAGACGGTACTTACGAGTTTGGTAAACGTTCGTATGACGTTATCAAACGTAAGCCTCGTGCAACTATGGAAGTAAAAGTAACAGGTATGGTCGTTGATAAAAATGGTGATGGGGTATTGACAGGGATCACAAAAGATGGTAAGATTGTCGAATTCCTGATGAGGAAAGATTCACATCCTACCATCAACTACCGCAAAGCAGAAAACGCCGTCAAACTTATCGATCACTTTGTTGAAATTGAATACGAAGAGTTATCTGACGCTGGCGTACCTACCAAACCAGTTGGCATTCGTCTGAGACAAATGATCGAAGGTACATGGGAACCTGCCGAATAAGGAGAAAACATGTTTTACGCAATTTTATTTGTGTTGTTCCTGATTGTGTGCGCAATCTTCACTCTTGCTGAAAGTGAGAATAGAAGTCTCGTTACCGCAGTGGCACGAACCCTCGACTCCCTGTTCGCAGGGATCGGCGCGGCTGTCAGCACTTGGGCGCTGGCACAATACTTAACCAGTTTATTCAACTAAGGAGAAATAATGATCGAAGGATTTTTCAAGGACATTAAAGTAGACAAGCAGTTTTTCATCGATGCAGCAAAGCATATCGTTGAGTGGAATGCGAAAGCCCGTGGTGGAGAAACTCCAGAGTTTACTCAGGAGATGTTCATTTCTCAGATCGGATTTGTCCGTGAAGAACTGAAAGAGTTCCAAGATGCAGCACAACTTAACGATCATGTCGAAATGCTTGACGCAGCGGCTGATGTGTTTGTTGTGGCATCCTATCTGGCATTTATGTTCTGGGGAGAAGAGCGAGTTAATCTCATGCTGTCTCAGAATGTAGGCGATGTTTTCCCGCCAAACATCTATGATGAGTTCAATCAGATCGATGCAACGTTCACTGAGGCTGCTCAGATGGCTATCATGACTCTCGGTATTACCCGTATGGCTCGCGACACTCTGGTGAGATCTGTGTATAACGAGAAGAAAGTGGTGAAAGAAGTGCTGAAAAGCAATGACTCTAAATATCCAACACGTAGACAAATTCTTGCAGTGTGGGAAACAAAGGACATTGATTTCGCACTGGAGCAAGAATGTGCAGCAATTGAAGATCGTAACAAAGACCGTCCAGAAGGTGCATATACCGGAGTTCATGCTGTCTACAATGAGAAGCAGAAGGTGTATGTATTCTTTGATGACAAAGGTAAAATTATGAAACCTTCCACCTTCGTTAAACCTGACATTGGGGCTATCGTTGGGAAATCCTAATCCATTAGGGCTGGCTTGCCCCAACGCTGTGGGCGAGCCTGGAACCCCTGGAGGAAAGGGTGATACTGGGAGGTTGATTTTGACTAAGGAGGAAATCATGTTCGAACAAAATCAAATCTTCCAACAAGGACTCGTTCAGATTATTCGTAATCTCAAGAATGCGGGTATTGAAGATATCACAACCGAGATTGTAGGATTACATAATGGTAACAAACGTATGAAGTTCCGCTTCTATACCGAAGACCAATGGGTATCCAATCCAGCTAATCGGGCAAATGAGGCCGTGAAGCTGTTCGGTAAAACTTACAAGGGTGAGTTTAAGATGCCAGATCATATCGTTGCATATGATAAGGTGAAGTATTTTGTTGTTGAAGTAAAATAAGGAGAAACTATGTTTGCGAAAAATTTCAAATCTGTTCTGCCTCTGGCTGCTGGTGAAGGTTTATCTATCTCTGCGCTGAACAGCATTACAGATCGTCCACTGGATTTCGTTATCGCAGAAGGACAGCAAGCCCACACCATTGGGCTGGTAAAGTTTGAGGACGACAACTCCTACGTGAAAGAGTTCTCTGGCCTCCAGATGATCAACGTTGGTCAGTCTGTGAAGAAAGTGAACAAGAAGAAAGTTAAACGTCTTCTGGCAGCAAAAATCAAAACTATGGAGGAAGCTTTCCTGCTGGAAAGTCCAGGTAAAGAGTTCTTCCTGGATAAAGAAAGTAAGAAAGCCGTAGAAGCGGATATCATTTTCTCCCTGCTCCCTGAGACAGAGGCAGATGATTTCTATAACTACGTAGTAGTTGATACCACCACTGATATTGTGTATGTTATCAATGGTAGTAAGAAAATCAGCGAAGAGATCTCTATCTTCCTACGTGATGTTCTGGGTAGCTTCCCTGTGATGGGTTTTGGTGTGCATGAAGAAGTAATCGTGAAAGGCTTCGGTGACATTCTGGAAACTCACGAACATGAACGCCTGACTCTGGGTAACTACATCAAACTGGAAGATGATGAAGGTGTTGTAGTGTGGAGCAAAGAATCCCTGTACGAGTCTAAGGCTCTTGAACTGAAAGAAGATGGTAAATCCGTTGTTGCTATCGGTCTGGAGTTTGACGGTGTAGTGAACTTTGTTGTCGATAAAGAGTTCCGCCTTAGCGGAGTGAAGTTCCCGAAATACTTCAACGATGAGGAAGGAAGTATCGAAGCGGCAGCACTGCTGTGCTTCAACGAGATTCGTGGTGTGCTTGCTGATCTGAAAAGCGCAACTTTCGATAAATAAGTCTTGACTTAGATACTTCGTTTGTGTTAGTATGCCCCCCTACTTAGTTAGGTGGGCTTTTAAAGGAGAACATTATGAACAAGATTCTGATGGCTTTACTGTTAGTGGCAAGTGCTTCTGCAACAGCAGGGCAAATTACGATTCCAAACTCTGGTGAGGCTGTGAATGGTGATACAAAAGTTTGCTTCTATTCCAACTCCAATTATGACTTCACCTACGAAGTATCCGCAAATCGTCAGTGTCCTGGGACACGCACGTTTAGTACAGACGAGGATGATGAATAGGAGGAGTAAATCGGTTACATATTAATTGAGCCGGAAGACCTACACAAATACGTTGATGAAGATACGATTGCAGCAATTGACTACGATCAGATAGCATTCCAAGCAGCATCTGCATTGGAAAAGCGCAGTATCCACGCCGTACACAAGGCTTCCGGTAACGTAAAAGAGTTTGCGAATAGAACAGAGTTTTGGGGAAATAAGAAGCACGAAATTGAGGGCTGGCTCGGAGCACTAAATGCCTCACGAGAACAAGAAGGTAAACGCCCATTCACCAAAGAAGATTTTGATATCTTAGACGTGCAAGAAGTACCTGAGAAAATAGCTTTCACATTCCAAGCTGCAAAGACAAAAATCGCTGGTATCATGGAACATCTCAAACTGAGAAAATACTGTGGTGTTATCGGCGTAGGCAAGACCTTCCGGCATTCCTTCGCGATGCCAACAGAATACAAATCTGAACGATCTGAAATAAAACCTCTTCAACTATCTGACACGAAAGATTACCTTGTGGAACAACACAATGGTGACGTTGTTACGGGACTTGAAGCAGATGACGCTCTGGAAATCTTCGGTTACTCAGGCTGGAAAGCCTATAAAGAAACTGGAAAGTTCTCACACATCGTAGTGTCCATTGATAAAGATAGTCTCTCGACTCCAAGTTTGCTCTTCAACTTCTACAAAGAAGACGGCGTTTTCAAACAACCTTACATCATTCTCATCGACGATTCGATTGGTGAGATTTGGGTTGTAGAGAAGGGTAAGAAGAAAGAAATTAAGGGTTGGGGTAGCATGTGGTTGGCTTATCAGATGCTAATGGGCGACAAGACAGATAGTATTCGTCCTTACCAAGACTTCGGTATCAAGTTCGGAGATATGGCTTGCTTCAATCTGATCTCAGAGTGTAAGACACAAGCTGAACTATTCAACACAGTTAAAGCCCAATATCACAAATGGTTCCCTGATGGTGTAAGTTTTACCTCGTGGGATGGAAAAGATACTTGGATGGAAACTGATGCATGGATAGAAACAATCTTCCAACTGGTTTACATGAAGCGTTGGGAAAATGATGAAACAACATTTGAGAGTATGTTAAAAGCATACGAAGCAGAACAGGACGAAGCACTGTCCATTCAGGAGGAAAATTGAGTAAATTAACAAACGAGCAGAAAGTTGCAATCACATCAATGAAAGCTGCTGGTTATTCTTCACGTCACATCGCCGCTACCGTACTTGGTAGCGCAACTCGTAAAAGTACAGTCAACGACTTCCTTGCACGAGAAAACTTTGACGAAGTGTTCGAAGTTGAAGATGCAGTTAAAAAGCCTGTAATAAAGATTATTGACGTTGAGACAGCGCCAGAAATCGTTTACAGCTTCCGCAGATTCAAGGCTTTCATTTCGCCAGATCAGGTGATCAAACGTGGCTACCTGCTTTCCTACTCCATCTCTGATCTGTACACCGGAGAAGTAGAAGGTAAGAACCTTAGCGATTATCCGCTGTTCGATATTGATCATACAGATGATTGGGAATTATGTCAAGACCTGTGGCGTATTCTGGACGAAGCAGATGTTGTTGTAGCACATAACGGTTATAAGTTTGACCGAGCTTACATCAACCAACGTTTCGCATTCCACGGTATGCAACCACCATCTACCTACGTAGTTGTGGACACACTGAAAGCTGCCAAGAAACAGTTTGCATTACCATCCAACTCTCTGAAAGAGATGGGCGCATACTTCGAAACCGAAAGTGAAAAACTGGATAACGAAGGATTCCCACTCTGGAAAGCATGTTGCGAAGGTGATCGCGATGCGTTCGGACGTATGCAGACTTACAACGATGGCGATGTTGTGTCACTGCGTGATCTGTATATCAAAATCCTGGCCTGGATTCCTCAGCACCCTAACCTGGCAGCATACTACGAAGATGAGCTTCGCCGTTGTCCTCGTTGTGGTAAAGACCACCTTGTGCCAGTGGCTGGCAAGTTCTACAATACGGCTGTCAGTACGTTCCAAGTGTTACGTTGTACTTCATGTCAGAGCCTGTCTCGTGGACGTGTTAACCTGCGCAGCAAAGAGAAACGTGCCTCAACCGTTATCGGTATTTAATATAAACCCGCTTCGGCGGGTTTTTTATTGTTAAAGGCTTGACACAGAACCACCGATTGTAGTAGAATTCAATCACTGAGTGGACTATCCAAAGGAGGAAACATGAACCCAGTTGAATTTACAGATTACGAGTCATTTCGTGAATACTCTGCCGACTCCGGCAAGAACAACGCTGCGCGAGCACTGTACCGTCAGTTTATTGACCTTAACGGACTTGAACGAAACACACATATCATTGATGACGATGGTGTGATTATCGGACGAGATAACCGCCAGCAGGTGATGATAAACGGTAGCATGTACGCCGTATCTGTGGGCGACAATAAAGAATGTCGTCAATATGATGTAGAAGACTACAACGGTATTCTTCACATCGATCCTCGCAATGGTTTGGTTAGCATTAGTTACAAGGATGATCTCCAAATCAACACCAAGTCTCCTAACCTAATCAGGAGCAAAACCAAGACTCCAGCTTGCAATGCGAAGATGAAAAACCACCGCAAGGTGTTTGGTCTTAAAATCTGGCGTTAAGCTGAAACACAACTTATCATTCAAGGGGCTTCTGCCCCTTTCTGCATTGGAGAAAATATGTCTGACGCTCTAAAAACTCAGGTCGATGGCGACCATTACAAGAAACAAAAAATCCAACCTATTGAATTAGCTTACCTTATCGGTGCAACACCATGCTTCACTAAGCTGGCGAAGTACATGACACGAGACAAGGGTGATCGTAATATTAACCTTGACAAGGCTATTCACTGTGTTAATATCGAGAAAGAAATTCATGAAACCGCTATGTACCACATTCTTGATAGCTACCCTTTACTGGCTAACCCTGCAAGGTTAGGTCAGGCTGAAATGCTCATCAACATCTTCTCAGAAGATCCGTTTGTGCAAGCCGCGCTGAAAGCAATGATCAGACAGGACTACGACGAGGCAATTGCCGAAGTTGAAGCCCTGAAAAGGTTATTAAATGTCAAGCACGAGTAAGCAATATGGAGAAGGTGAGGTTTATAAGATCTACAATCGCAAAGGCGACAAGCTCTTACAAACTATCACCATGTCGGAGAGTATGTGCAAAGCAGGTCTGGATAGAATGTTGTTCTTCAAGTACAACATTGCCCCAGGCGATTATGTAGCTAAGAAGGTGAGTAACATTGGCGAACAAGGAACCTAAGATTGTATGGGGAGAGGGAACCCCCTGGAGAACTCAAGCAGAATTCTACACGTATCTGCGAGGTTGTCTAAGGAGAGCATGGATTCGACACCCCAACAAGATTAAACGTATTAACGCACTACGCTACCAAGTTGATCGACTTGACAAAGACGGTAACGTAATGCGAGATAAGAAAACAGGTAAACCAAAGAAAATCTGGAACTGCAAGTGTGAACTCTGTGGACACACAGGCGGCATGAAAGATTTCCAAGTAGACCACATCCACGCCGCAGGTGCGCTAACCTGCTACGAAGACCTTCCAGGTTTTGCTCTAAGACTCCTCTACGTAAACGAAGAAGACCTACGAGTAGTTTGCAAGAAGTGCAACTCAATCCTCGCATATGCTGATAAGCACAACTTATCGTTCGTAGAAGCGTCGGCGGAGAAGGAAGCCATTGAGATCTGTCGTACTAAGAAGGACAAACAGTGGCTTGAGAAACGTGGAGTGAAGCCTGAAAGTACAATAATTAAGCGAAGAAAACAGATAGTGAAAATACTTCTTGATCTTGCGCAACAATAACGTAATATAAGCCCCATCAGACGGGGCTTTGAGGAGAACCATGAGAATCGTCTGTGACTGTGATTTAGTAATAGCTCCGGCTGATGTTCCCTGGCTTGCCTGGTTGAATGCTGTGAGTGGTGACAATGTTGTATTGCCAGCAACTGGCAAAGATGCACATTACGACCTATCTGCATACTTCCCAGACTTCGAGAAGAGGTTTGGTATCGACCCGCATTCCTTCTGGGATAATCAACATCTGTACGACACAATGGGTACAGTGCCAGGCAGCGTAAACACTCTTAACTATCTTGGCAAGGCTGGAGATACTCTTCTCATCGCAAGCCACACCAAAGGTGGACATTTTAGCTCCAAGTACCGCTATATAAAACGCAACCTCCCTGAATTTGATTTCGGACGAGGAACAGGTAATGGCTTCTTCGCGACGAAGGAGAAATACCTACTCCCCTGCGATATAGCAATTGATGATCGGGCAGAGAATCTCGTCTTATTCCCAGATCATGTAGTGAAGGTGTACTTCAACACCATATATCAAGATCCATTCTTGGAAGAATTAAAAACCATGCCAAATGTATTGATAACTTCCATCGAAGATCCGTGGAAGGATGTATTCAATGCGGTTGACATTTATCATAAATAGGAGGAGACATGGGTAAAGTAGTTATAAACACTTGCTACGGAGGTTTTGGCTTATCTGATTTCGCCGTCAAGATGATGGAAGAACGTGGATACAAAGTTAATCACTATGACTTTGGTAGTTATTTAAATAGCGACATTGCTCGTCACAACGAAGACCTGTTAGAGGTTGTTGAAATATTAGGCGAAGATGCCAATGGCATGTGTGCGGAATTAACGATTGTTGAATTCGATGGCAATGTTTACCGTATTGATGAGTATGATGGTTTAGAAAGTGTAATTACACCAGAAGACCAGAAGTGGATTGTAATTGAGTAAGGAGAAATAATGGCAGATATTAGCGCAAAAGTAATTGCAAAGTCTCATGATGGACGTGGGAATGAGATCGTAACTTTCGAGTTGGAATATCCTCGAATTATTCACAGTGAACTGATGACTCACCGTTTATTTAGCCGCAACGCTGCGTCCAGCCGAGCTATTCAGGTGAAGACTCTTATTCAAATGGTAAGAGATGAACCAGCTAAGCCTTATCGCTTTGGTGCAAACCAATCTGGTATGCAGGACAAGGGCGTAGAGCATGATGGGATCGTTGGTGCAGGTTACACTGGTCGTGAATGGTGGAATCTTGCTGCGCTTAGTGCTGCCCGTTTCGCAGAAGAACTGGCAGAGGCTGGCTATCATAAACAGGTGGTGAATCGCCTGTTAGAACCGTTCCAGCGCATGAAGACTGTTGTCACTGCAACCGAATATGAGAACTTCTGGTGGTTGCGTGTAGACGCTGATGCTGATCCAACTATCGAAGCTCTCGCTATTGCTATGCACAAAGAGTATGAAGCGGCTGAGTCAGAACTTCTGCAACCTGGTCAATGGCATACCCCTTACGTTCAACACTTCTATGAAAATATTGGGTTGGAAGGAGATGACGTTTGGGTGTTCTGCGGATACTACGTAGAAGATGAGCACGGTGAGAAAGTTATCTTAGACGTGGAAGAAGCGAAAGCAATTTCCTCCTCATGTTGTGCTCAAGTGAGTTATCGCCGTCTTAACTCAACGAAGGATAAAGCTCTGGAAATCTATGGACGCTTGCTGACAGGCCGTAAGGTACATGCTTCTCCATTCGAACATCAGGCAACACCAATGCAAGAAACGGATGGATATAAGAATATGGAGCCGTATAAGTGTAATTGGGAAGAAGGTGTCACACACATGGATCGAGATGGTGATCTGTGGTCAGGCAACTTCAAAGGCTTCATTCAACATCGTCAGCTTTTGGACAATCACACCAAGTGGTGATTTAGTTCAAAATCCTATTGACTTTTAGTTGAGATTCATGTAAGATAGCATAACGTTGGGAGAGCTATGTCTCTCCCTTGAGAAGAGAAGGAGAATTTATGTCATTAATCAATACAACCGTTTGGGCGACCGTAAGCATGTCTACCATTGAAGCAACCCCTATCTGGCAAGAAAAATTAGCACAACACAACGGCTATATCCCTAAACAAGAGTACGGTACTGTTCTTAAACAAGCACTCGTAACATTAGGCATGGCTAACGATGGTTCATACACCGTCGAACGAAACGTCAATATTCGAAGTAATAATGACCTTCGTACTGTATATGCAAATACCACCTTGTACACTTTCCCTGTACGATCTAATTATCCATACAAACGTGTATATCAGAATCGTGATATTCTACATTTCGGAGAAGAAGGTTTTACTGGTTGGGGCGTATCTCACATCAAAATGGAAGACTTCGGAAATGAACATGATCCATCAAGAGAAGATGGTTCAGATTTCTAATTGAGAGGCCAAATGACCGATAGCAATAAATATCAAGGCTGTGAAATTGAAGTCTATTACGATGAAACGGTAGGTTGCAATGTTACAGTTATTAAAGACACATCAAAACGATTATCCCCGAAAAGACAAGAAGCAGACAGGAAAGCAAAAGAGAAAGGGTTTGAAGATATAAACCATTTCGAAGGATTCTTATATGCCAACGGCTTATTTAATGAAATGCGCGGTGGATATGATGTTGATGTATTAAACATGCACAATTAAGGTTAGGGAGTAGAAGTGATTCGATATGTAACTAAATCCAACGGCAAGAAAGAAGAGTTTAATCCAGAGAAACTTCGTAAATGGTCGGAGTTTGCTGCGGGTAAACTTAACTGGTCGGAAATTGAGTTAGAAGCTGTTAAACGTTGTTACGATGGTGTGTCCACTCGTGATCTGCATAAAGCAATGATCTCTGCGTGTATTGACAAGAAAACCCAAGCGTATAGCGATATGGCTGGTCGATTACTTCTCGGTATGATTTACAAACAGGCGCATGGGGGATACCACAGTATCCCTTCCCTGAATGAGTTCTATAAAGATATGGTGAGCCGAGGCCACTGGATCAAGATGGACTATACCGAGGAAGAAATCAAAGAGATCGGCAAGATCGTTAAACACGATAAGAACCTTGGGTACGGTTATTCTGTACTTCGTCAAATGTCAGATAAATATCTGGTGAAAGATGCTGTGAACGATATTGTTCATGAATCTCCTCAGTTCCTGTTTATTGGTGTTGCGATGAAGGTAATGGAGATTCAGCCGAAGGAACGACGCATTGAAGATATTAAGCGACTGTACACCTATGTCAGTGATCTTAAAATCAACCTGCCGTCACCTTATCTGACGACACTGCGTACTCCGATCCCTGGTAGTGCTTCCTGCTGTCTGTTCCGCGCAGACGACACAGCAGAATCACTGGCAATTGCAAACTACTTGGCACACGAGTATACTCTGAATAACGCTGGTATTGGTGTTAACCTCCAGACTCGTGCAACGGGGCAGGGCGTTAAGAACAACCGTATTATCCACGGTGGACTACTTCCTTACCTGAAATGGATGGAAGATAGCGTAGGTGCATCGAAACAGGCAAGTCGTGGTGGTAGTGCTACCGTCACATACACAATCTTGGAACCAGACTTCGAAGACTTGATCCGAATCAAGAACCCGACAACTCCGGTTGACAAGCGTGTAGATAAATTAGATTATTCAGTCGTGGTTAACCGCTCATTCCTGCGCCGAGCAGCAAAAGGTGAAGAATGGATGCTGGTAAGCTGTGATGACGCTCCAGAACTCTACGAAGCACTTTACAAGAGTGAAGAAGAGTTTGATGAGGTTTATGATCGTGTTAGTCGTAAGCGTATCAAGAAAAAATTCGTTAAGGCTCGTGACCTGCTGACGGAGATTATTGTTCAACGTGCAGAGACAGGACGTATTTATATGTTCTTCGCTGACAACGTAAACAATCACACACCGTTTACTGATACTGTGTATCAATCAAACCTGTGTCAGGAAATCTTCCTGCCGACGAAAGCATTCCACAAGATGACGGATCTTTTCACTGGAGAAAATACCGAGGATCAGGAATTAGCTCTGTGCTTCCTATCTTCTATCGTGGCTGGTCGAGTTAAACCAGAAGAATACGAAGATGTAGCCTACTACACCGTATTGACAATCGACAACGTTATTGAGACAATGGTTTACCCATTCAAACACAATGAGATCACAGCGAAAGCTCGCCGTTCTATCGGTGTTGGGATTACAAACCTCGCTCACTACCTCGCAAGTAACTTCGCGACATATTCTGATCCTTACGGTAAGAAACTGATTCACGAGTTAGCTGAACGCCACTATTTCTGGTTGGCAAGTGCATCTCTTCGCCTGGCGAAAGAGAAAGGTAATGCTGAGTGGATTGACAAAACCAAATGGCCTCAAGGTTGGCTACCAATTGATACCTACTCAAAAGCGGTAGATGATATTGGCAACTTCGAGTTGAAACACGATTGGGAAGGATTACGCCAGGAGATTATCGCTCAGGGTGGTATCCGCAACAGCGTATTAACCGCTATTGCACCAAATGAATCAAGTAGCCTGGTGAGTAACACTACCAACTCTGTATATCCAGTACGTGACACAATCATGTACAAGCAGAGCCAGAAAGGTAACGTGTTGTTTATTGTGCCAGATTACGAAAAGCTGAAAACCGTTTATCAGAGCGCATGGGATACCCCTGCGAAAGATATTGCTGAAATGTACGGATTGTTAACCAAATTCATGGATCAGGGTATTTCCTGTGACGAATGGGTTGACTATTCTAAAATGGAAGGTGGTCGTCTGTCTATTAAAGCTCAGATGCAATTCATCTTCACGTTTGCCAAATTAGGCGGTAAGTCTCTGTACTACTTGAACAGTAGAACTAAATCAGCCGAATCTCTCGCCCAAGAGGATTCCGGTTTTGGTGAAGATGGTTGCGAAGCATGTAAGATGTAATATCAAGGGGCGAAAGCCCCTTTATTTTTCTAAGGAGGAATATGTATTCTTTAATCGTGCTTCCTGGCGTAACACCACAAAGAAGAAATGGGAATTATCTCTTAGTTGACAGTAAAGACTTTACTCTTAAATGGTGTTTAGGCACTATTCCAGGTTGTCGTTTTGATAGTGTAGAGATTTGGGTTTCTGATGATCCAGATGCCACGGCTTTCGCATTCAGCAGGGCGTGGGGAGCAAGGAATGAAACTCGTGGTGTCCTGATGACTAAGAGTGTATGGGAGGGTTTTGAAAATCATTGCCTATCAAACGGAATGGAGGAAATCCATATTCAAGAACTCAAGAAAATGTGTAATATAGTGGAGGATTTAAATGGCAGCAATTAATTTACATAACGAAACTTACAAAGAGGGTAAATACCCTGTCTTCTTAGGTGAACAACTGGGGATCTTCGATTCTATTAACGTCACCTATCCTGAAATGCATCGTCTTTACAAGCTCCAGAAAGCCCAAGATTGGGATGAAAATGAGGTGAATCTGGATCAGACACGTAAAGACTTCGTAGCATGTTCTGCAAATAACTACGATGTGATGATAAAGAACCTGTCGTTCCAGTGGGAAAATGATTCCTTGGCAAAATCTATTATCACGTTGTTCGCTCCTTTCCTGAGTAACAATGAAGCCTGTGCGATGATGATGAAGCAGTCTGAAATTGAAGTGCTTCACGCTCTCACTTACTCTGAAATTATTCGTCAGTGTATTCCAAATCCGAACGAAGTGATCGAACAGATTATGGAAAATGATCGTATCTTCCAGCGCATGGGTGTTGTGGAAGAAGTCATGTCCGAACTGTACGAAGCTGGTCACAAGTATGCATTGGGTGAACTGGAAGCAAATGACGATCTGCGTCTGCTGATCCTGAAAGGTATGATTGCTCTGATTGGTCTGGAAGGTATTCAGTTTATCTCTTCCTTCTCTGCAACATTTGCCCTGGCAGAACAGCAACTGTTCGTCGGTGCATGTAAGCTGATTCAAAAAATTATGTTGGATGAGATCTTGCATGTTAAGATGGATTATGCTATTATTGACGCGCTGATGAAAGAACCAGAGTGGAAGAAAGTTTACGATGAGAACATTGATGAACTGACGGCTATTCTGGATACCATTATCGCCCAAGAAGAAGATTGGTGCGACTACCTGTTCAGTGAAGGTCGTGTGATTGTCGGTCTGAATGCTGAACTGTCCAAACAGTGGGTTTACTTCAACGCTGCCCCTATCTATCGTCGTCTGAAAATGAAACACAAATTCCGTTCTCCGAAACAAACGCCTCTGGCGTGGATGGATGTGTGGCTCAACCCAGACCAGATTCAAGCGGCTGCTCAGGAAATCCAACGTACTGACTACAAACTCAACTCTGCCAATAAAGATGTGGCAGACGATGAAGAATTTGAGTGGTAAGGAGCAATAATGTTAGATGGTGATGTGTGCCAAGTTTGTGGTGGCACTGGTCAAGTTTATGTCGGCGGGGGCTTTAGCCCTTGCTGGACTTGTAACGGCTTCGGACTGATTCCGAAACAAGAGGAGGAAGAAGATGAATCCTAATTTCAATGGTGTGATGGTTAAATTAAGTCCAAAAGGATTTGCTAACCTGTTAGAAGAAATTAATGACAACACTTGGACTTATGTAAATTTCCCAGGTGAGCAAGGAGAAGGTCGTTGTGTGTATTGGCAAGGTGTTCATTTCAAGGAGGTAAATGATGGGGATTGATATTGGCTGGAGAATGGTACAGGGCGCTACGCTGGATGTGTGGGAAGAGGCTTTCGGAGAAGATGAAACATTTCTGGAAGATTATGACGGAGACATGGCAGGTTTCTTGGAAGATCACTTGAATGTTGTAAGGGTATCGCCGTGGTTTGATGCAGATAGCTCAGATTGTATCTTCGGTGTTAAACTTGCAGGTGGTGATTACTCCAAGGATATAGATCTTGCTGAACTTGCTGTTAAGGCAAAAGAAATAGCACACGATCTCAAGAGTAAGTATGGTATTGATACCACTACCATTTGTAGTCAGAACGTCTACTAAGGAGAAAGAATGCGATACCTGGTGACAGGTGGGCTTGGATTTATTGGGAGCGCGGTAGTGCGCTCTCTGCATAAAAACCCACTTAACGAAATCTATGTTGTTGACAAATGGGGCTATGCCTCCGATCCACGTAATCTTACACTCACCCCAGATGTAAGATTCTGTAAGTTAGACTTGACAGACCTCGTGTTAACTGTTAAGATGCTGGCTGACATTAATCCAGATTACATTATCCACTTGGCGGCTGAAAGCCATGTTGACAATTCAATCTCTGCTCCAAAAGCATTCATTGAGTCAAATGTAATCGGTACGTTCAATCTGCTTGAAGCAGTGCGATACATGGGTAACAGATCAAAGCTCAAGAAGTTCCTACATGTCTCCACAGACGAAGTGTACGGCGATTTGAGCGTAGAAGATGTTCCGTTTACCGAAGACACACCTTATGCCCCAAGTAGCCCGTACAGCGCGTCTAAGGCAGCGAGTGACCATCTGGTACAAGCTTGGCATCGTACCTACGGAATTCCAACCGTAATTACCAATTGCTCGAACAACTTTGGTGCATATCAGCATCCAGAAAAGTTGATTCCCCGTGTAATTACGAGTATCATGATCGGTAAACAGATTCCTGTCTATGGGAACGGTTTACAAGTAAGGGATTGGTTGTTTGTCGATGACCATGTAGATGCCTTGCTTCTGGCACTCACCGAAGGTAAGGTGGGAGAAACATATAATATCGGTAGTCGCAACCCTCGTACCAATATGGAAGTAATTTATATGATCTGTGATTATATGGATGCTGTCCATGCAGACAAGGGTTTCTATCCTGCATCAAATCTTATTAAATTCGTTAGTGATCGCCCTGGTCATGACACTCGTTATGAGATTGATCCTACGAAGTTGGAGACAGAGTTAGGATGGGCTACTGAGGGTACATTCGAAGAGAAACTTTATCAAACCATTGAGTGGTATATTGCTCACGACTTATGGTGGCAGAATAAAGTTTAAGGAGGAGCATGAAAGGTATTATCCTTGCGGGTGGCAGTGGCACTCGTTTGTATCCGGTGACTAAAGGGGTAAGCAAGCAATTGCTCCCCATTTACGATAAACCGATGATCTACTATCCACTATCTGTATTAATGCTGGCAGGGATAAACGATATCCTAATTATCACGACACCAGAAGATCAGCGTAATTTCCAACAGCTTCTTGATGACGGAGAAGACTTAGGAATCAGCATCACTTATGCAACTCAGGATCAACCAAGAGGGTTGGCAGAAGCCTTTATTATCGGTGAAGATTTCATTGGTGATGATTCTGTAGCCCTCGTCCTCGGAGATAATTTATTCTTTGGACAAAGTTTCGGTACTCTCTTGCATTGTGCAAAAGAACATGTGGAATTCTATGGCGGAGCCGGAGTATTTGGTTATCGAGTGAACGATCCTGAACGATTCGGTGTTGTAGAGTTCGATGACTCAGGTAAGGTTGTGAGTATTGAAGAGAAACCTGTTAATCCTCGCAGCAATTATGCAGTTACTGGACTTTATTTCTACGACAATTCTGTAATTCAGAAAGCCAAAGAAGTGCAACCTTCTGCTCGTGGTGAATTGGAGATTACAGACATTAACGAAATGTACCTTAAAGAACGTGCGCTCCAAGTGTGGAAACTGGGAAGAGGTTTCACTTGGCTTGACACAGGTACACATGCAAGTTTAATGGAGGCATCTCAGTTTGTGCATACAATTGAGAAACAGCAAGGAATGAAACTCGCTTGCCTTGAAGAAATTGCATTTATGAATGGGTGGATTACAGCAGAGCAACTTATTCTGACAGGAACTGCCCTGGCTAAAACAGAATATGGACAATATCTGCTTTCATTAGGAGGGGTTAGATGGAAAGCACAATTAACGTCAGAGAAACCAGCATTGAAGGTCTTGTCGTAATAACACCGAGGGTGTTCGGTGATGACCGAGGATTTTTCCTTGAGTCTTTCAACCAAGCCCGATATGATAACCTTATTGGTGAACACACGTTTGTTCAAGATAACCACTCCCGTTCTACGAAAGGAGTCCTCCGTGGACTCCACTACCAAGAAACAAATCCCCAGGGAAAATTAGTGAGATGCACAAGCGGCATGGTATTTGATGTGGCTGTGGACTTACGTGAAGGTAGTCCGACCTTCGGAGAATGGGAAGGTGTTGTACTTAGTGAACAAAACAAAACGCAATTCTGGATTCCACCAGGATTCGCTCATGGCTTTGTCGTTATCTCAGACGTAGCCGATTTCGAATACAAATGCACTGAATATTACGATCCAACCTCGGAACGCAGTTTACTCTGGAATGATCCTGATGTAGCTGTCGATTGGGGATTTGACTTAATCTTTGGTGATGAAAATTATCAGCCTATTCTATCTCAGAAAGATCGAGAGGCCAAAACCCTACGGGAGATCTTTGGATGAAACGATATTTAGTATTGGGTGGTAATGGTCAATTAGGCCAAGCACTCAATAAAGTGAAGCCGGAAGATGTAGATTTAATTTATCCTGAACGTTGTGATATTACCGATTTCAAACAGGTGAAGGATCTAATCGTACAAACTATGCCGGAAGCAGTTATCAACTGCGCAGCATATACAGCCGTCGATAAAGCCGAAGATGATATGCAGACTGCAATTAGTGTTAATGCATACGGTGCTGCAAATATTGCGAAAATCTGTGGTGAACTTTACATTGACTTAATTCACATTTCGACGGATTATGTCTTTGATGGTTCATTCCCTGGTATTGAGGGTGCTGAAACAAATCCATTAAATGTCTACGGTTACTCCAAGCGTTTCGGTGAAGAATTAGTTCACGCTGTTCATCCTGGGGCATTAATTATCCGTACAGCTTCCGTGTATAGCGAATTCGGTAACAATTTTCTTAAAACTATGTTGAGCCGTTACAACGGTGGTCAACGTGAGTTTGATGTTGTTTGCGATCATTATTCTTGTCCAACATATGCTCCAGATCTTGCTGAAATGATTTTCACGATGTTGGAGTATGGTGTTGGTGGTCGTATTCTTCACTACGCAGGTAAAGAATATTTAAGCTGGTACGACTTTGCTACACGTATTTTCTGGGAAATAGATATGACGGTGAAAGTAAATCCGGTATCTGCTGCTCAGTATAATTCCAAGGCAGTACGACCTGCCAAATCCTATCTTGAAACCAAAGGCTTTCTGACTCCAAAACCAGTAGCCCACGGTATTAGTGAATCACTGAAAGTTCTATTAAATAAGGAGAGAGAATGAATTTTGTAATCTATGGTAAGCCCGACTGTCAATTCTGCACTATGGCTAAGCAGCTTTTAGAGATGCGAGGTCAGGACTTTAATTACCTTACCTTGGATGTAGATTACACTCTCGATCACATGCAAGCGGTGGTCGTAGAGAAAACCGGAATTCCACCACGTACCTTCCCCCAGATTCTGGTTCAGGAGTCGGACGTTGCGGAGTACAAACACGTAGGAGGTTTCACCGAACTACGTGATTTCATGGCTCAGATTGCGGAGTAACAATATGAAAGGTAAACAGAAACGTAAGATCTTTTCTCGTGCTTTGGCAGCGGAGCTAAAGTCCAACATCAAGAAAACGAAACCAAAACGTGAACCATCTCCAGAACACGCGATGTTCGACGAACTGGATCACGGCGAGGTTGACGCATAAGGAAAACATGGCTAAAGTAGTAGATGAGTTTGATATGCTACGCCTTGACGAGGGACTAAAGCTCACCGTCTACACAGATACCGAAGGGTATTGGACAGTGGGTATTGGTCATCTCTTAACGAAAGTCAAAGATAAAGCGGTTGCTATCGCTGAACTGGATAAGCTGGTAGGTCGTAAGACCAATGGTGTTATCACAGAAGACGAAGCACGTAGAATCTTCAAGAAAGACGTTGAAAAGGCTATTAAGCAGGTTAAACAGAGTAAGATTCTATCTCCTATTTACGATAAGGTGAGTCCTACTCGTAAAATGGCAATTGTCAATATGGTATTCCAAATGGGGATTGCCGGAGCAGAATCTTTCCAAAATAGCTTGACATTAGTGAGCAATTCGTACTATACTCAGGCTGGTATCAACTTACGCAAAAGTAAGTGGTACAAACAAACGCCTAATCGTGCAGAGCGAGTTATCAAGGTTCTTACATCTGGAACACTTGATGCTTATAACTAACAGAGGGGCGTAAGCCCCTTATTCAAGGAGTGCTACTATGGGAAATAAACCAGCAAAGTCTCCACGTCAGAAGCTGGCTGCTAATGACCAGAGACAAAGCCGTTATGCGGCGAAAGCTGTGGGGAACGATGATTACCGTCTCGACGAATTCTATCCAACCGAGGCTCAGGAAGAGATTGTGCATAGCATGGTCTGGAATGACCTTACGATTGTGAATGGACGTGCAGGTACTGGTAAGACAACAACCGCTCTGTGGAAAGCGTTACAAATGCTGAAAGCAGGTGATGTACGAAAACTGCTCTTCCTGAAAAACCCAACTGAGGTGGGTGACGATCAGATTGGTTTCTTATCTGGTGACAAGTCAGAAAAACTGACTGCGCACTACGAGTCTACCAAACGAATTTTCCAGCAATTCATGACCGCAAACAAACTGGAAACAGATATTGCTAACGGTAAAATCGAACTAAACATTCCTAACTACGCACTGGGCGCTACCTGGGATAACACAATCATCCTGATTGACGAATCTCAGTTAATGTCTCCCGATACCATCAAGCTCCTTCTGGAACGTACTGGTATCAACTCTCGTGTTGTCGTTATTGGTGACGTGAAACAAACTTATGCTATCAAACATCGTAAAAACGGACTCGCAGATCTTGTAGATCGTGTAGCTCCGGCTGATGAAGATGGCTATCACACACCTGTAACCGACTTTATCGGATACGTTGAACTGTCAAGCGATGAGAACCAGCGTTCACGTCTGTCTCAGTTCATCACGGAAATTTATTAATTTAACAAGGCAGGGAAGCCACTTTTATGGAGGATAAATGGCATTTGTTGAAATAGGTAGAAGCGGTATTGACGAGTGTTACCAAGCGGGTTTAGTAAAGCCGAATGAGTTCCGGCAGATTTATGTAAACAAGATTGAACAGGAGATCGCTCTCTTACTTGAAAACCTAACACTTAAACAAAAGTGGGGAATGTTCAAATCTTGGTTAAAAAATGAGGATTGGATTTTATCCTATTACCAGGAACTTTCTGATAGTAAAGACGGACTGTTTGAGTGTATAATAGAGATAGCCGCCTCAAATCCACAACTTCTTCATATTGATGAAGAAGATTCCAAACTCCTTTTCCTAAGCAGTATCTTCCACAAGAAATCTCTACTCGTTCGAGAGTGCAGTGATTTATTCAATCACCCGCTCACCCGTACCGAGAAGATTCTGGTGGACAAAGAAACGTTACGCGCAATTGACTACCTAAGAAAATACGTGAACGGTGGAAAAGCAGTTCTTAAAACATTGCAGGAGGAAGAATAATGACAACGATTATTGCAACAAAGACTAAGATTCTAAGCGACGGTAAAACTACCGTAGGCAATCGTGTAGACGATTACGACTTTAAGAAAGTACGTAAGATTGGGGATTATCTGGTCGGTGGCGCAGGTCGTCTAACCTCCATCCTCACATTCTTCGCCTGGTTTGAGCAGAATCTGCAATGTCAAGCGGCACAAGAATCTATCCCAGGGTTGATGATTCAATCAGATCCTGACAAGGACGATGAAGACTTCATTGCGTTAGTTGTCCATCCAGACGGTAAAATTTTCATCCACGAAGGTGCTGATCCTCGTCGAGCATTCCCAATTGAGCGTGAATACTATGCTGTTGGTAGTGGTGCAGACTTCGCATTAGCGGCACTTGATGCCGGAGCCACTCCAGAACAAGCAATGGAAGTTGCAAAACTCCGTGATGCTTTCTCCGGTGGTGAAACTTTCGTAGAAGAACGCGAAGAAATTGTTGACATTACTGATGAAGATCTGCGAAACTTCTCAAGAGAGCAGCTTCTGAATCTGCTTCTTACTGGTTCTCCAGAAGGTGATGCAGCACAACAATTGTTGGCTGCGCCGGAAGAAGAACATCCTAAAGGCGATACTGGCGAGCTTGGTGTATCGGGCTGTGGTACAGACTACACTCTCCAAGTTGGCTTAAGCGCTTAATACTATGCCCCTTCGGGGGCTTTTAAGGAGGAGATATGTTAGAAATTCCAGCTTCATTTATGGATAAGAACGTCCATGCATACCAGCAAATCTGTAAGCGAGCAAAGAATACACTGGATGCTATTGTCAGCAAACGTTATGTCATTTCTGAAAAGAAATGGTTCCGTACTATTCACTACGAAGTGAACGTTTTCGGTGAATGCAAACACAGAACAGGATCTACCGAGAGAGTTCTGGAATGGATGCTTGAAAACGACCATATTTCCTCTCAAGACTATCAACTGCTCAAGTTCTACGACATGTCCAACATGGTAGATATTGTTATCGACAATCTCCAGGAACGCCGTAACGAGAGCGATAAGGTGTCTGTGAATATGGATGAAATGCAATTGCTGTATTACATCGGAACGTTCACAGAAGACCCCACTCTAACGAAAGAGGAACTTCTTTTTGGCGAACAAGTACGACCGACCTGAGTCGGATTATTACCCAACACCACAAAAGTGTATCGAAGCACTATTCAGTGTTATTGATTTTAAAAATTTGAGAGAAGAGGGTTGGCACTTTGCCGAGCCATGCCGAGGGGAAGCATCTGCGATTTATCAGCACTTCCCCGAAGGTTCAGAATATTGCGAGTTAGAAGAAGGTAAAGATTATTTTTCCAGTGTTTGGGAAACCAAGCCGGATATCATAATCACAAACCCTCCATTCAAACTGGCATTAGAGTTCTTGCAAAAGAGCTTACAAGAAGCAGACGTATCTATCTACCTGTTACGTTTGGGATTTCTGGAATCTAAGAAACGTCGAGATTTCCATAAAGCCAACCCTCCAACCAACTTGATTATTCTCTCTGAGCGACCATCGTTTGTTGCGGGTGGCACAGACAAGACAGCGTATGCCTGGTACGTCTATGATCCAAAACAAAGGCTTGGGCTTACCCAACCTTTCTATTTTGTATAAGGATGATTAATGGCCTACAACTATTATCTTGTGTATGTTCACGAGAACACGAAAGAAGACACTGGAACGAACGTCTACGCTGAGTCGGAAGACCATGCAAAGGCTATCGGGGCAGTTCTTCTTACACGCATGACAGGGGAAGAATTTACATCGGCTGATGTTTACGCAGAAGTAGATCCTGATATGCAAGAAGATGATATCACAACCACTTGACATTAGTTTTGTGTTAGTGCATACTCATTGAAACAGCATAGGAGGGTGTCATGAAATTCGTACTTTACCATCGTCTTTCCAAGAAGAAACAGCAAGGCAACCAATACGGTATTGAATCACAGGAAGTTGATATTCAACGTTTCCTGGACTCGCAAGAGAACTATACCGTGATCGGGACTTTCGCTGAATACTATTCTGGTAAAGGTGACTGGAAGCAACGTAGAGAACTGGTGAAAGCCGTGGAACTCTGCAAAGCAACTGGTGCAACACTTGTGGTTGCAAAGGTTGACCGTTTAGGTCGTAACACCGCCTCAGTTGCAACGCTTCTCGAAATGGTGAATGTTCGTATTGCTACGATGCCCTCCGCTGAGAATATGGTGATTAATATCCTCGCCGTTCTCGCAGAAGAAGAAGCACGAGCTATCTCTGACCGTGTGAGAAAAAGTTTGAAAGTTGCCAAAGAGAAAGGTATACTTCTTGGTGCTGCAAATGAAAAGTACAATCGTACAGATTATTCTAAGAGAGAGGAGTCAAAGCGCTCAATGGAGTTTGCCATGAGCATGAAAGATTCCCTTGTTGCTTTCCGTTCAATGAACACACCGTTCATGACAATCGCAAAGCATCTTAACGAAAGCGGTAAAACTACTATCCGAGGCAGCAAATTTGATGCGAAAGCTGTCCAACGCTTATGTTCTAAGTTAGAAATCAACTGAGGAGGTTTGGTGTGATTACCCATGAGGAGACAATCGTCAAGAATTTTCCGTCAAAACGTCAGATGGTGGAGTTTGTCCATTTTCTGGAGGCTGACGAAATACTTATCCAACGTCAAGGGGAAACCTGGAACGTTTTATACAATGCCAACAAAACCACTGTAACTCTGTCCGAAGATGATTTCTCCGAGGTAGACGTTATGAGTTGAGTTTTAAGGAGTACAACTATGCGTTTAGCTTCAACAGGTAAAATCAACACGACCAATGTCCTGACGGCTGTTGGTCTATTAAGCAAACATTTTGTACCCGCAAATTTACCAGTTTGCGTAGACTTCGATCATGTCTTTGATATTGCAAGTCCTTCACGCTGCTTTGCCCGTAGTAACATCGAGAATCCCAGTGAGAATCTATTTTATATCGTTAAGCCATCCCAGGCTATCCTGAACCAGGTGGAAGCGGGTATTATTCTCCCAGGTAAATACTTCTCACTACTTCCGTGTAAATCAATCGCTATCGAAGATAGCGTAAACTATGCCAACAACTTAGTTGTTGCTGCCTACATTGTGTCAGAACAAGAATCTACCGCAGACTTAGCGAACGTAGTCAAAAGTGTTTACGATGCAATGGGTGTTGCTTACACAACTTTCGTTTGTGAGGATAAACCTCACTGTGTAGAGTTTGTGGTCAACGGTGTAACAGTGTGTAGAGTGGAGACATTCTTAGTACATGATTATTATGTTTCAGTAGCCAGTGTAATATCTGAACCTGTGTTCAGTATTGCATGTTCACTAACTTATTGAGGAGGAGGGAATGAGAATCACAACAGAAGGTGCTTTAGTCAACAAAGGTAGGGAGATCTTGGAAAGCCATTTCCCAGACATTGAGAAAACTCCTGGTTATCTTGGCTGGCGTATGCAAGAAACTGTGGATTTTCTCCCTCATCAAACTTCAATATTTCTTCTCGTCAAAGTAGAGGGTGACACGCCATACAAAGATGTAGCGGAGCACATCGAAAGAGTAGAAGACGTGGCTTACGCCGAATTTGCCTACCTGGATATCGCACCGGAATTGGAAGGGAAGGTGAATATATTTATTCTAATGGATTTTGAGGAGGAGACATGATCTTATATAAACACATTGATCTGAGCGATGACCAAGAGTTGTTCATTGTTGGTGATTTGCATGGTTCATATGACCTGTACACCAAGGGTGCGCACATGCTTGGTATTCGTGAAGAAGATGTGGTGATTTCCCTTGGTGATTTAACAGATCGCGGGGAACAGAACTTCCGTTGTGTGCTGGAGTTCACCAGAAAGAAAAACCACTATGCTATTCGTGGTAATCACGAGGATATGATGATCCGTGGGATGCTGGAAGGTAGCAGAGACTACTACCAGTGCTGGTATCAGAATGGTGGCTGGACTGTCTGGAACGAAATGGGTGAAGAAGGTGTAACTCTTCTTGCTACAATGGTAGAAGAACTACCTGTGGTGTTGACAGCCTCACATCGTGGGAAAACATACGGCTTCATTCATGGTGGATATCCTTCTGTTTTTGAACACTTACCACTTACCGATATTCCAAAACTTAATCTTGAAGGTGAGCGCCTACAGGCTTTTGCTGAAAGTTTAATGTGGGATCGCGATATGGTAACTTGTGCTCAAGAAGGTCTAAGTCTCCCGAAAGTTCTTGGTGTGGATTATGTCTTTCATGGACATTCTTATGTACCGGAGCCGTTGATCAACGCCAACCGTGTTTATATGGATACTGGCGGTGTATTCAACAACAACCTCACCTTTGCATACTTTGATGTAGATGGTGAACTTAAATTTTATTCAACTCTTGAGGAGGATTGATGTATAAAATTACAGTCAAGCGAACTGTTGGAGATATCGTTACAGAAACGATTATTGAAACAGATGACCTTGAATTAGCCAAAGAAATTTTGGTGTCAGAAGAGATTATCAAAGTTGAAACTGATGTTCCGAATGAGAATATAGATCCTGGTATGACAACCCTACGAGATCTGTGGCAAAAACAAGTACAGGATATCTGGAAGAATCCACAACCGCCATACCAAACAGGCGATTGGCCTTTTGGAACACCTTTCACAGTAACTTGTTAAGGTGAAGATATGAGCGACTTATTTTATACGGGCGTTGGAAGTCGTGATATCACAGATGAAGAATGGGATGTAATGGTAGCTGTTGCCAAATGGTTGGCACAGTGGTGTAAACTTCGATCAGGTAAAGCCGGAGGTTCGGACTCTGCATTTGAATATGGGGTGTCCTTATCGGACTTCCCTGACAATAAGGAGATCTATATTCCTTGGCCTAAATTTGAAGGGAATGAAATTCCAGGTGAAAAGATTTCCCTTGATCGTCCAGACAGCGTAAACTATGCTCTCACTTTGCAGTATGCAAAAGAGATTCATCCGGCTTGGGATAAACTTTCTCAGGGTGCTAAGAAATTACATCAGAGAAACGTACACCAAGTGTTGGGACGAGATCTGGAAAACCCTGCACCATCTCTATTCTTACTGGCGTGTTCAGACGAGGATAAAAACGGCGATGTAAAAGGCGGTACTCGCACTGCTTGGCTCCTGGCTAAACGATTTGGAGTGCCATGCTTTAATATTCGAGGAAAAACGAAAAGAGAGATCTTCGAATTTATTCAACCTATCTTGAAGGAGAAACTTAATGCTTGATGCATATCAAAGGGGCGGTGCTCGCCCTAATATCAGTGAGATGTATAGTCCGGTTGTCGATTTAACACCAATGATCACTAAACGTGTTATGGATACCATCGACAAAGGTACATGGGTGGTGAGTGATAAGATTGAGTTTCGTTATCACAAGACGATTGTTGCTATTAGTGACAATGGCGCGGCAATGAATGTTCCATTCTACCCTTTGGATAAGACTCTCACTCAAGAAGAGATTGAGGAAATTAACCTCCACGTCCTGGGTTATGTCCCATTTGAAAATACGGTCATCCAGACCTACACCACTCTAATGGTAAATGAGATCCTACGCGCAATTACCCGTGTCTTGGATGAGGGTGTAAGAAAAATCATCGTACATTTCTGTCCCGCTGATACACCGGAGTATGCTAACACTGTGGCTTATCCGCTGTATGGTTTTATTGCTAATGGTGTTCTTCAAATGGAAACTTCTTTCCTGATTGAAGAAATAAAAAATGACTTTTCTGTTGACATAGATCAAGGTGGTTGGTAAACTCTTGGAAAATTGTCAATAACAACTGGAGGTAAGAGATGAAAACGACAGAACAACTGATCGCGCAGAAACTGGAAGAAGCTATTGTGATGGCTCGCGCTGAGGGCTTAGGTCAAAACTATTTCAACATCACCCTCGAAGATGGTGAAAATGTTGAAGTGAACGTTCAATGGCGATCTTCTTCCTATGACTGCTAATGTGGGATTAGAACACTCCTTCCTTGCCTCCTGGCAAGGATGGGATGAAGTGGGAAGTGCAGGTGATCTTTGCTTCTATGGTTGCACTTTAGCGAACGACCTGAAAGGGATGGAGCCAGAGGGAACCAAGGAGATTATTACAATCTTCCTGATGAGTGAGTCAACTGTGCAATTTGACTTCTACGGTGAGAGCGCGTTTTCTGACCCTCGTGATGCTTACTTGGGAAGCAAAGCATTTAAAATTAAAGCAGTATTAGAAGAGGAGATTCCTTGCGATGAGTAAATATGTAACTGGTCAAATTTTTGAAGACAACTGGGATGACGAAGTGGGGCGTATTGTATACGCTAACGGCATCTGGTCTAACGATGAAGACCGTGCCGCCTTTGAAGATTCGTATGGCGGAATGCCGGACGATATGCCAGAGGTGATCCTGTACGAATTCATGTACCATGATGAATTTGTCGAGGGCGAGGCAGCGATCAAAGATTTTGTTCGTGAGCATGGCCTTATCGACGTTGCAGAGCGTGAGCGTAAAGATCGAGAACGCCAAGTGATTGTTGATACCCTGAATGCAATGGGCGTAGATACCGCCGATCTGATTGTTTCAGAAGGTCGTGTTTACATGGGGAGCGACGAGTGTGAAGCCTATATTCAAGGCAGTCATGCTTGGTGTTCAAGTAGCATGATTTGCTAAGGAGAGTGGATGTATAATAACACTGATAATCTGGAAGTCGGAAAAGACTTCTACGATCTGAATACTGGTGAGTATGTCTTTACCGTTATTTATGATGGTGACGACGACACCCGCATCCTGGTAGAAGGTATCCCAACAAAGGTGCAGAGTCAGTATAGTGATTACATGTATGATATCGTGGCATACAATAAGGACACTATGCACCCTTTAGACGAAGATGATGTGAACGATATTTGTTACAACAATTTGATTGTCACAAAGGAATATCTGGACGCCATCAATACCACGAAACAAGTTCTCATTAATATCTGGGAACAATCTGGTATTCAAGAACCTTTCGTGTACGAAGATGGGAATTTCTATGTTGGTAAAGAGCAAGTTCTCTCAGCCCACATTAATTCCGGCTACGAACACGGCTGGATTTCAAGCAGTATTTGCTGGTAATAAGGAGAAATGATGAGTGAATTTAAAACAGTAAGTGAAGCTGTAGCTGCGGCAACTGCCGCTCTTGCAGAAGCAGAGCGCCTATCCCTGGAAACAGGTGAAGGTTTTGGTTTCCATCCGTGTTATGGTATGGGTGGTTACTTTGATCCAGAAGACGAAAACGAGTACACTGGGGATCACTGGTTCCCATCTTCATTGGGTTGCTAATGCAGCCATTTGAGTGTAAAGTGTTTATTGCAGGGCATGAAGTTATGCCCTTTGATGAAAACGTGAGTATTGAGATAAGGAGAAAACCTGTGGACAAGAAAGAAATTGAAAATCTGATCCGTGAAAAAACCGCTGCTGCCGAAGCCTACATGGAATCTGTCAAAGACGAAGTGGCTGAACTGGCAGATAAAGCTGGCGTTCAGGCTTATTGGGGCGAATATGGTAGCGGTGAAACCTACTACCCTGTTGGTACAGATGTAAATGCCGAATACATCGGTTGGGAAGCGAGTGAGTATGCAGATGAGAACGGTATCCTGACTCAAGGTGTGTGGATCTCTTCAAGCTCTATGTGCTAAGAGTGTAACGATTAACCCGCTTCGGCGGGTTTTTATTGCCTGAGTATTGACACGTTAATCAAAACCTGGTAAACTCTGGGAATCATTTAAGAGAGGAGAAACATTATGATTATGGTTGGTAGCCGTGGTTTAGAGATTCAATTGGAACGGGAGGCTAAGAAGTTTTATCGTCCCTGCCTTGATCTTGATTTCCTTTGCACAGAGAAGGAGTGGAGTGTAGCATTTCTACGTTACACCATTGAAGAAGGGGTTGAACTTGTGGAACGTACTGGTAATAAAGGTCATGTCAAACTGACAGATGGTACACATATCGAGTTTGATATTGCTCAACCTGGCGATAGCACAGATATTCTGATCGAATACTGCAAAGCAAGCCCACAGAGCATGTTCTTGAACAACGGCGATTTCGTAGCTCCGGTGAATGTTCTGTATTTGCTGAAAATGAGTCATCGCTACAAGAAGAATAGTCCTCACTTCTTCAAGACCATGAATGATATCCATTTCATGCGTTCTCTTGGGGCTAAGATCCCAGTGGAATTAGAAGAAGTGTTTAAGCTGCGTGAGAAAGAGACTTACGATTACTCACACCCAAATCTGGATGTGAAGAGCAAAGACTTCTTCAAAGGTGATGAAGTGCCGTATGTTTACGACCACGACACTATTCATGAAGCAGTGGCGGTGTTGGGTGTACCTGCATACAAATCTTACATGAAAGATGACAGTGAAGTGATGACCTCCAAAGAGAAGTTCTTTGAGCAGGAGAATCATATCCGTCTTCTCGGTGTGTACGAAGAAAGCTGCGTACTGGCACTGGAACGTTCGCAAATTCCGTTTAATTTCGAGGTTCCGGCTCGTCAGAGTTTTGTCATGGCACTCAGTAAAGTTTGTACGTCGATCACCTCCGGTTGGTTCCGTGAGTACGCCTGGGAAAACTTCGGGGTTGTCATGAAGTTCTACGACAGCATGGGAGAAACTGATTACATTGAGCGATTCAAGGCTAATCAACACTTGGTTAAGCCGTTTGAGGGGGAATAAATGGGTTATTTAAATGATACATACGTCACGCCTACTAAGGATCAATTAAGTATGGCACTTATTAAGGTGAAACGTGTCCGTGAACTCTACAAACCCATTAATGAGCGTTTGGAAAAGGAAACTGTAGAGGTTAAAAGTTGGTGGGGTTTACGCCGTAAGGTGATGACTAAAGATCAGCACATCCGTAAAGCTAACGAAAATTCTTTCATGCCGTTTTATGGTCGTGCATTTCTGCTCGGATACATAACAGCAGAAGAATACCAAATCTGCCGTTTCCTGATGGAGGCTCCAGGAGTGAAGACACTCCAAAAATGGGAAACAGCGGAGAGAGTATATCTTTGTGAAGATGACCACAGACAGTTGATGTTTGCTTTAACTGAGGAGATTTAATGTCGAAAGTAGTATGGTGTTTATTTGATGGTAGTGGTATCATGGGATTACCCTGGGCTGAGGCTGGATACCAAGTTTATTGCTTTAATGCCAGCAGTGGAGATCACGGAGAGTATGAAATTAAAGTGGATCACCCTTTGATCACTTACGTCGATACTTGGATTGACTCTACCTTTGATCCAACAGGTATGGGTGACAACGGAGGTGACGCTCCTACATTTATTGTAGGCTTCCCGCCTTGCACGATGCTTGCAGGTAGCGGTGAACAACACGAACGTACTGCCGAAGAGATTCAGGAAGCCCTGGAGAACGTCCGTATCGTAGAAACTCTTGGGAATAAGTATGGTGTGCCGTGGATGATCGAGAACCCAGTGGGTAAATTATCCACACTCTGGCGTAAGCCGGACTATTACTTCAATCCGTATGAGTTTGGTGGTTATCTCCGTAAAGAAGAGGGCAGCTACCACCCTAAGATGCCAGTACAGGATGCTTACACAAAGAAAACCTGCCTTTGGGTAGGTAATGGTTTCGTTTTCCCTAAGAAAAAACCTGTAGAACACATTGGTTTCTTCTGGGGCTGGCGTTATCTTGGTGGTAAGAGCAACCGAACAAAACAGTTGCGATCTCTGACACCCCGTGGGTTTGCTCGCGCGGTGTTTCAGGCTAACAGAGGAGTGAAAAATGACAAAGAAACTGGTGGCGTATCAAGTTGATCGGGACGATTACGAAGGTAGTGTAATTGTTTTTGACTCTCACGGCTTGGCTGCTCGCCGCCGTGGGGCTTCGATGTTAGACCTTGGCGGAGAAGATGAATACTGCCAGGTAAGACGTGTAAAAGATTTCGATCAATATGCGGAAAAGGGCTACGTTCCTTATAAGGCTTTGCTGGAACATGGTTGGTGGTTACACTCGGCTCATGATGGTCGAAAAATCACAGAGGACTATTGCTACGATGAATATGAGGGTGAAGAGGTAGAAACACCTGAACTTGTCTTCTTCCAGAACGAGCAGGGTGTGTGGTTTGATTGGGACGAAATGGAACGCCATGCCTATTCTATTAACGAAGCAAAAGATCGCTTTGATTGGTGGATTGAAACGGTTATGCGTTGCTACCCACATCTTACCTTCACTAAGTTTGAAGGTGGACCTGGACGTATTACTCACACAGCCAACTTCACCTTCCCTGGTGCTCAGTATGGCGGTGGTCACATCCGTTGGGATTGGGAGGAAGGTGTAACACCAGATCCTAAAGAACATTTCTCCAGTTGGGTTGCCACAGGAGATAAAGAAGCATTTGACAAGTACCTCGAAAGTGTGGTATAGTGCTTGAAATTAATCTAAGCCCCTTGATTGGGGCTTTATTCGTATGGAGGATTTATGGGATTTGATGACATGTTGGACTATGAGGGAAACTGCGTTAAAGAAGCTCTGGCCTTACCAGAACTGGAGATCACCATCACAGTGTATGACACTTATTCCGATTGTGAAACTTGCGGTGCATACTGGAGCAGAGTTCTTGAAGTAGATGGAGACTTAGGGGAATTCCAGAGTGGTGATCGTGCAAGTTGTTTGGGTAGTAATGATGACGGTACTTATCACGAAGTTGCTCAATGGATTAACGCGCGACTTGAAGAGCATGGTCGTCCTGTTCCTGTACTATTGACACCGGATGCAATGCTGCAAGCTGATAACGAGTATTACGCTCAAGCGGCTTTGGTGAACCATGATTATAATCATCCTTCGCTTGAGGCATTAGGGCATAAAGCAGGTTGTCTGTCAGATGCTTTCGATGCATACTATACGTTAGACAATCTGAAACGATTGTATTCTGCATTCGGTGTGACCATTTATGATGATCACAAAGCGGATGAGGTTTACGATGCCAGCGATTGGGGCGATTATGAAGATAACGAGGAGGAAGAATGCCAAGACGACTGATTGTAATTTCTGGTGCAGGACTTAGCGCCGATAGTGGTGTACGTACATTCCGTACTGATACAGCAAGTGGGCGTCCTCTCTGGGACGAATATGACCTGGAAGAAGTTTGTGAGATTGGCGGCTTCGATGCAGGGTATCATTATCGAGATGATCCTATGCCACCACTTCATGCGCTCTCGAAAGAGACAGACGACAGGGAATCTGAGAATTTATACAAACTAACGCATGAATTCTACAACAAACGCCGTGTTGAACTCGAAACTGTTAACCCCAATGCTGCTCACTTGCAGATTGGTAAGTGGTTTAAAGATTACCCAGAACGAGTGTTAAACCTGACGACTAACGTTGATGATCTCTTGGAACGTGCTGGTGTGGAACGCGAAAGCATCCTGCATGTTCACGGCTACCTGCCAGAGATAAAATATCGTATGCATCCTGGAGAGCAACCAAGGCTGGTAGATATTGGTTATGCGGCTGTTGACACAGATCATTACTACTGGGTTAAACCTAACGTTGTGTTCTTTGGTGAGGCTGCACCACTCTATAATGACATGTACGCACTGTTCGACACGCTAACTGCTCAGGATATGGTTATTGTTGTTGGATGCTCTAACCAAGTGATCAACTTCAACTGGGAACTCTTCCCCATGCTTAACATCGGAACTAAAATGGTTGTCGTGAACCCTGGGGTTAACTATCTGGAAACAGAGATGTACGAAGAACGGGGCGTGATTGTTTATCGCGCCGGAGCCGCAGAAGCGTTCAGCAATGAACACTTCATTAAGATGGTCGAAGACCACTTAAACGGTTAACACTTCAAGGGGCGAAAGCCCCTTTCTTATTGGAGAAATAATATGACTGACAAATTAGTGAAAGACTTTTATATGATGCACTATGTGTACTATTGGAATGATGGTAGTAATCGTGGGGAAGGAAACCTCTACCTGGAAACACAAACGGGCACAGGTGTTAGAAAGGAACATATTGACGGAGCAATTGATCACGTCACCGTTGGATTGGTTAACAATTTAGGTGCTAACAGCGTTGTTGTCGTTCCAACTGGAATATTCTACCTCACCTCTTGCACACCAGAAGAATTTAACCGCCCCTAAAACGCTCTCAAACGCTCTGTAAGCGTTTTTAATCGTAACTGGTACATCGGTTCATCTTACATACAGAAAAGCCCTCAGAAACGCTCTGAGGGCTTTATTTTTATTCATCTATGAACACACCTATGATTAACATTAGCAAGATGACTATTGTAATCACTCCATCCCAGTATCCCATCAATCTAAACCTTTCGCATAGAGTTCTACAACCAGTTCATCTTCATGCGTGATCCTGGCTATCTGCCGATCACGAAGGAACACTGTCTGGTAGTGATGAATTTCGCTACACAGGACACATTCCCATAACCCATCTTGCATCTGCTGGTTTACATGCACCTTTACCGGAAACGGGTGAGGGTTGTCCACCAGAAACGCCATGCACCCCTCTTTAATCTCTGACATAATCACTCCTCAGTTTATCCAACACATCTTCGAACTCATCCGGCTCGTAGTTATATAGACGAGATGATAGCTCTTGGATTAGTTCCTCCGTAGAAACATCTTCCATATCACTCTTCTCCTCCTTGAGGTAACGGTTTCTCCAACCGCAGCCACAATCACATCCACCAACATAGTTATCACACACTTGGCAGTATAAGTACAGTCCATCCATATTTTCCTCCTACGAAAAAACCCGCCGAAGCGGGTTACATTTGATATTGACCCTTAGTGAGTCTGCGTTTTGAACGGAAGACGCTCATTGAATTCACGAGCACTACCTGTCAACTTACCATCGGTGAAGTAATAGCAGAATTCACCATCTGGTGTGGATACACGTACAGCATCAATCAGGTTGAACGGAATAGAGGTGTTGTTACGAATCTCAATTCCACCAATCTTGCTGCTTGTGTCAACATGCAGTGCTTGGTGCTCTGCACTCACAACAACGTGCTTAGCTCGACGAATCTGATAGTCTTTACCATCTTTGTACAGAATGTACACGATGGTTTGCTTACGCTTCTCAGGCGCTTTACGCTGACGGCGTGGTGCATTTTTACTTGGTTTAACTGCGATCAGATCTTCCGCATCGTAGTGGTTAATCATGCCATTCTTCCAACGCACAGAGTACACATACATGTTATCTGGCGTTAGTCCAGCTTTTTCGACAATCCCTTTCATGTTGACAGGATTCCAGCCGTGATCGCCAAGGCCAACAAATTTGGATTTAGGATTCAGTACCACCACATTGCCATAATTGAACACAGGCAATGGCTTGTTATCAGATAAAGGTGTGTTTGCATCCACCTCTTTCACCATACGAGGAACAAACATCCATGTGCGAGGTACAAACTCATCACCACCGTCACCATGAGGGAAGTGAATAAAGACGCTGTACCCTGCCAGATCACCTGAACGATACACACGTTCAGCATCGAACACTTTACCT